TAGAAGCGGCGGCGCTCCTGGGCGGCGTCTCCGAGCCGCCGGTGACGGTCACGCGAGCGCTCGATCTCTATTGGGGGCTGACCAAAGACAAGACCCTGGGCAAGAGCGAAGACCAGCTTCGCCGATCGAAGAATCCCAGGATCAAGGCCGTGAAGAATTTCGTGGATGTTGTGGGCGACAGGCCACTGCCCCAGATCACGGGCGACGACATGCTGGCCTTCCGGGACTGGTGGATTGACCGCATCGCCGATGAAGACCTCACGCCCAACAGTGCGAACAAGGACCTGATTCACCTGGGCGACGTGCTCAAGACCGTCAATCGCATGAAGCGGCTCGGGCTGGTCCTGCCCCTGTCCGACCTGTCCTTGAAAGAGGGCGAGGCCAAGAAACGCCCGCCGTTCTCGGCGACATGGATTCGAGACCATCTGTTGAAGCCGGGGGCGCTGGACGGGTTGAACGATGAAGCCCGCGCAATCTTGCTGGTTATGGTCAATACCGGGTGCAGGCCCTCGGAGATTGCCGCGCTGACGCCCGAGACGATCCACCTGGGAAACAACGTGCCCCACATCTCCATTGAGCCGGTAGGGCGGCAACTCAAGAGCCGCCGCGCGCGCCGCAAGATCGCCCTGACTGGCGTGAGCCTTGAGGCCATGCGCGGCTTTCCGAACGGTTTCCCGCGATACCGCGACAAGGCAGGCTTGTCCGGGGCGGTGAACAAGTTCCTTCGGGAAAATGGGCTCTTGGAGACGGACAGACATTCGCTCTACTCTTTCCGACACGCTTTCGAAGACCGCTTGCTTGCGGCCAAGGTCGATGAACGGGTTCGGCGGGACTTGATGGGACACCGGCTCACCCGTGAAGAGTATGGTGACGGGGCCACGCTTGACTATCAGCGGGAGATTCTTGCGCCGCTGGCCTTCTGAGCGACGGCCCGAGCGCGCGCCACAACGTCTTCCGCCGCCTCGGCCTCGGCGATCTCGGCTTCCAGTCGCTGGAAGATCGGCGCATAGACCGCATCGGCCACCACCAGACGCGCAACCTTATCCCGCGCCCGATGAAGGCGCAGCAGGTTTGACGTGATGGTGGCCGGGGCGTTCATTGGATCAGAAGGTGCCGTTGAGGCGAACGCGGACGGCGCTGGACGGGTTGCCAGCGGCCATGATCGCCACACCGACCTTCGTGTTGCTGGTCGCTGTGGTCGTCACCAGCCCGTCGCTGGAGCGCCAATAAACGGCGGCCCCAATGGCGATGTCGTCGGTCGCGACCTTGGGCATCTCGAAGACACCTTCGGTCACCAGCACGAGCGGGTCGCCGATCTCGGCGTCACCCGAGGCAATGCCGAAGAGGGTTCCGACCTTCACGCCGTCACCGGAGTTGGCAGCGGCTTCTGCGGTCAAGGTGATGTTCTCACCGGGTTGCACGTAGTTCTTCATTTCATGTTCCTTTCGAGGTTCTGAATCGGAGGGTTGTCGGGGTCGCCCTTCCCGTCGCCTGGGCGATCTCGCGTTCGAGGGCGGCCAACGCGGCGGCCATCTGGGCGTCCGACTTGTATTCGACTTCCTCGCCGTTCTGGTCTCGGAAGCGTCGGACGCCTTGGACGCGGGCTTCGATCAGATCGTCCCGCGCCTTGGCCAATTGTGCGACCGTCAGGGCCATTGTTTACGCCTCCGGCACCTGATGAGCCGCCCGCCAGTCGAGCCACCCCGCGCCGAAGTCGAGGAAGGCGCGGAATTTCATTCCGAGCGTATCCCAGGCTTCTGTGCGCTGGATTTGGACACCCTGGGCGCCGGACAGGTAGGCGTATTGCATCGCCGCCAGGCGGGCGGTGTCCGCGAACACATACCAGGTCCCAGACGGAAGCCGGGGCTCGACCAGGAGCGTTAGCTTCCCGCCAAACGGGTTCACGTCGCTGGTGGCGTTCGGCTGTATGGTGGCGAGAACCTGTTCGGCCTCGGTCTCCAGATCAGCAGGCACCAGGACAAAGCGCGGGGTTGCGCTGATGATGGTCTTCCCGTCCAGGCCGGTGCGAGTCCGCATGGCCTGCCGTGCCGCCGTGAGGGCGGCCACAGAGGGCGCAGCGGCGGTGCCCACATTGCTCCGGCTGGCGTCGAAGACCGCCGTGCCGTCCGACAGGTTCGGATTGCTGACGATCAGGTCGACCAGAATATCGGCTTCTGTCTGGGCGGCGGCTTCGCCGAGGGCTGATGTCGTGTCGCCGAGCATCCCCAGGTCATCGTCAATTAGGAGGTTGCGAGACACGGTGACACCACGCGCGAAGGTCTTGAGGCGCATGGTTTCGCCGTTCTCGGCCCGCGAAGTGTGGGTGATCTCGCCAGTTTCGGCGATCTCTTCCAGCCGCCCCATTTCGCCGAGGCGGATCGCCGTGGACTCCTTGAAGTTCGGCAGCGTCCGTTGACGGCAAAGCGTCTTGAGGGGCGACTCGGCGGCCCGATAGCTGTCCAAAGCGACCTTGCCCATGGCGTTGGACACCAGGAGCGGGAAGTCGGACGTGGTGTGCGCGGCGGCGCGGGTGAACACGTCATCGGCACTCATGCCACGGGTCGACACACCGCCCCGCTGGAGGCTTTCCGTCGCCATGTCCCGCAAGGACAGGTTCAGGTATTGCCGTGCATCCTCGGGACACTCGCCGCCCGCCATGCGGGTTGCCAGGGCCTCCGACTGACGGCGGGTGATGACCGCCGGGTCATCGTTCTGCGCCGTGTGCGTGCGGATGATCGGGGCCGAGCGGCGGCGCTCCTGCACCGCGTCAAAGACCTCGGCCTTGGCGCGGGTCAGGTCCGCGTTCGCGTCGATCAGGGTATCGGCGATCTCGGAGCCAAGCCCCGCCTCGCGCACCAGCGTGCGAATATCGCTCCGCCGGGTTTGCTCCGCCGCTTCCGGCGCAACCGTTTCAATGAGTTCTTCGGGCATGTCGTTACCTTTCTGCCGGAGTCGTGCCGAGGGATCGGCGGGATTTGAGGTCAAGGTGACCTCGGTGATGTGCCAGCGGGTCGGGGTTTTCACGCGCCCCTCTGGCGTGGTCTTTTCGGTCCATCCCGTCACGCGGTAGCCGATGCTGACTCCGGTGACGGTTCCGTCCGCGATCCGCTGCACCACGGGTGCAGCATCTTCGGCGGACGTGATTTCCAGAAGGGCGAGAACCGAATCCCCTTCCAGAGAGATGGACCGAACCCGCCCAAGCTGGTCACGAACCGAAGCGGTTCGATGTGAGTCCAGGACGGGAAGGCTCTCCGACGCTGACAGGTCGAGCGTGTCAGCCGTCAGAATTTCAAAGAATGGACCCCGAGCGTCCCGGCGTGGGACTGGTGTGGGGGTCGCGATGACCGCCGAAACCGTTCGAGTCTCGGGGTCGTATGAGTTGGGGCGCGTGCTGGCCGCGCGGGTCATATCAAGCGGCATCGTCGTCTCCTGTGGTCGTGAAGGTCAGGCCAAGCGCGCGCTCGCGGTCGCGATCCGCTGCGATCTCGGCGTCGAGGCGGTCGACGTTCCAGCCAAGGGAAGCGACGGCCTGACGGCGGCTGGTGAGCCCCATGGACAAGAGTTCCCGCACGGCCTGGGCGTCCTTGGCCGGGTCGACCTGCATCGGGCGCGGGGCCAGCCATTCGACACGCAAGGCGGGGCTCAGGTCTGGAAGCTCCAGGCGTCCGGCCAGGTATTCATCGGTGACAACGCGCCGGAACACAGGGTCGAGGAATTGCGGGACCAGGGTGTGGTAGACGAATTGTTCGACCTTGGCCCGGAACGGCAGGAGGCCCGCGCGAAGGCTCGAATAGTTTGCCCCTGAGAGGTCGCCGTCGACCAGGTGTTGGGGCACGCCCAGGCCAGCGGCGATCTGCCCGAGCGTGAGCTTGGCAAAGCTGATTCCGTCCTTGGCTTGCTCGGGGGTGTTGAATTTCACGTCCAGGCCGCCAGGCAGAATCCGCATGGTGCCAGGCTCCAGGCTGATGTCGCCGAGCGCGTCCGCGTCGGAGAACCCTTCACCCGCGCCGCCCAGGTTGTTCACATCGGTCACAAACCCCGTGTGCATTGCGGCCACTTTTGCACCGACCAGGAGCGCGTCTTGAAGCTGGTCAAACTCATTGACCGTCAGGAGGATGGAGGCGAGTTGCGACACGCCCCGAACCTGCCCAGGCCCAAGAGGCCGGAAGATGTGCAACACGTCATCGGCGGGAATGCGGATCGCTTCACGCGCGGTCGGGAATAGGTCAGTCGGGCGAGCGGGCCGGATATGGTAGGCCACGCGCTCGCCAAGGGCGGAAAACTCAATACCGGCGACGATGTAGCCACCGCTTGAAAGCTCGGTTGTCATGGACTCGTCGACAAATTCGGCGGGAAGCTGGCGCAGCACGGCCCGCCCTTCCCGATCTTCCATGATAAAGAACGCTTCGCCGTCGACGATCTCGGCTTGCACCGCCGCCGCCATGAGGCCCCGAAGATCGGTGCGCCCCTCGGCGTCAATCCGCGCCGCCGCGTCCAGGAAGGCCGAGTCGATCTCGGCCCGGATCGAAAGATCGGAGTGCGCCGAGGTCGCTTCGATACCAGCCCCAACGGCCTCGGCCACAACGGCGTTCACGCCATTTCGGATATAGCCATTGTTTGCATAGGCGTGTCGGGCTCGGGCGCGGATCGTCGGACCCGCCGCCAGCGTCTCCGGCCCGTGACTGGCATAGTTGGCCCGCACCCCGAACCGCCGCCCGCTCTGGGCGTCGAAAGAACGCACCTGGGCAGGCGGTTCGGCGGTGCGCCGAAACCATTTCGGGAGGAACGGAAACGCCATCAGTTCATCGCCTTCCGGTTCGACGTGATGACCGGCAGGAGGCGGTCAAAGGGAACGATGATTTCGGCGTGTGGAAGCGGCTCCGGGTACGACATGAAGGACGGCGTGAAGCCGTTCGAAGCGTTCCATAGCTTGCAGCGGACACGCCGCTTGCCGGTGGCATCGTCGACGAACCAGCGAACATGAAGGGACCAGCCCCCGACGCCCTGATTCCAGTCCAGGAGAACACGGGCAGCGGGCCAGCCGCCGAGCCGCTTGAGGGTAGCTTGGACGTTCTCGCCTTTCGGAACGCCGTCGGGGAATACGTCGCCGAGGTTGAAACCCTTCAACGCCGTGGAGACTTCGCGAGCGATACTGTCTGGACCGTCGCCTCCCGCCACGATGTCCAACGTGGTCCAGCCAAGGGTTGAAAGCGTCTTGGCGATCAGGACCGAGTCCATCTCGTAGAGGAAGGGCTTGCGACCGTCGTCTTCATCTATGCCGACAGGTCGCAGAAGCCCGAGACCGGCATACTTCCGAACCTGGGAAGCGACCTTTCCACGGTCGAGCCCAGGTTCCATGCAGCGGTCGACGATGCCTTGGGCGAGTAGGTGATGGG